TTTGATACGGTAATCAGCACTAGTACCATCAAAGTCTGAAAAAGAATCAACGCTATACCACTTCACATTAAAACGATACTCAACCTCTAGTCCATCCATATAAGCATTTACATATGCCTTTAGTTCATCAGTCATCTTCATTCTCCTTTTGTTAATGTGTGAGGTCTTCGCAGTAGTTATCTTTTACAAACACCCATAGTGCTGGATAATTAGTATTAGTCTGCTTTGTCAGTGGGACTTACCTCATTGCCCTCGTTCTTATACCTCTTTACTCTTTCAAGTCATCGATGCGTAAGTTAAGACAACTTGCATAGCTCTTCATATATTTAACACTTTATAGCACCACTTTGTGTCGTTAAGGGACACTTCTATGCGGTATTAAACTTCAACCTTCATATGACATAACATATACCTCTATCCAAAGGCCAAAACAACCCTGCACTTACTTTATGTATTGGCGTTAAAGGTTTTCCAGAAATCTCTGTCGTTGTGGCACATCCTGTCGGCCATACTCTTTCTAATCTTTTCAGCGTCTTCAGGCATACCCTTCTTTGCCTTAGCCATCACTCTATCTACGTCCAGCGACTTAGCCAGCCTAGCACCAATACCTGCTCTAGTCATACCTGTCTTCTCGGCAATCTCTGGGACAGTCCACTCACTGCCGTCCGACAATACGTATACTTTAAAATGACCCTTGCGAGACGCCCCGTCCAACGCGGGTGCAAATATCTTGTCCCTGTCTGCAGTTCTACATAATCTACACCGTACCGATGTAATAGACAGCCCCGCCTGCTTTGCAATAGCCAATGCCGTCCACTTGCTCCCATCTGATAATGTATACACCTTACTAATAGCCATAATATTCTCCTAGTGGATATCCCACCAACTGTTTCCTGTGTTACTCTCAGCGTGCAAGGGGCAGGTTAGAGGGTATGCGTTTACCATAGTATCTTCCAGCCCTTTAAGCGCCAACTTTAAATCATCACCCACCAGCTTGGTTGAGAAGATGAGCTCATCGTGCACAACTGCGATAGGCGCACCCAGTTTATCGTCAGCGCACCACCCTCCTTCCCACAAATCGACAATCGCCTTCTTCATAATATCCGCCGCGCCCCCTTGTATCAAGCGGTTTGGTGCTTTATGTAATGTAGTAGAGTCAGCGCCGTTGTAGTTACATCTGCGTTGCCCAACCGTTCTAATGTACTTACGTCTACGTGCGGTACTAGATACCTGCTTAGCCAGTGCTCTGAAGAATGGGAAATTACCATTAAATCCATCTAGAATACGTTTTCCTGTAACAGCGTCACCCAGTTTCAGCGCTAGAGAGGCTTCCCCCTGCCCATACAGCTGGGCTAGTAGTACCATCTTCATCACCTGTCTCTCGACATCTGGCGCACTTGTCATCAATATGGCATAAAAGTCCGACTCTGGTGTCTTGTTAAACAGCTCCTTTAATTCGTTAGCTACTTCACCCGCACAGTAATGGAGTGCTAGTCTTGGCTCAATCTGAGAGTAGTCAATACCGACAAGGGTTTCACCCTCATCTGCAATAAATAGCTCTCTGAAGCGTGCATCACGAGGGGTTTGTTGTAGGTTAGGGCGCGACGAGGACATACGCCCAGTCACAGCGCCAATCTGATTAAAGCCAGCGTATAAGCGACCATCTACTACATACTTCTTGTAGGCGCCTTCAATAAAAGAGTTCATTAGTTTGGTGTTCTTGCGACACGCGCTAATCGCCTGTGCAATAGGTGCATCACATGACTTTAAAAAGTCAGCTGTGAACGACGGGTTGCCCTTGTCTGTAATAGGATAGGGTACGTTCAGTTCATCAAAAGCACGCTGTATGTCTCTGCCTGCGTTGACGTTGACAGTTCTGCCTGCAATCTGCGTGAGTGCCTTAGTCAGTGTGCGACTCTCAGCCACTAGTTCGTCACCCAACGCTCTTAGCTTAGGCTCGTCCATACGGATGCCTTTAGCTGTCATATGTAAGATAGGCTCAATCAAGCGCATCTCTAGGTCTGTAATCTCATCCACATCAGCCTGCTTAATCAACTCTTGTTGCTTGACATAGATATCTAAGGTCAGTTCTGCGTCAATTCGTGCGTAAGGCTCAACCAGTTTAATAGGTGCCCGCCAAATGTTGCCCGCCTGTGAGCGACCTTTACGCCCGCCAAATCTCTGGTGGCACCACTCATATAATAAGTCCTCTTCTTTACCTTCGCCTGTGTATAACTCACCTAGAGCGTCCAGCGAGTAACTGCGTCGGTACTCATTAACCAAACGCTCTGCAAGCAGTACATCGAAGAAAGGAGGCTGGGGTGTAATGCCCTCTGCCATCACAAACCGTAAGTCGAAGTTAGCGTTAGCCATCACCTTAAGGTTAGGCAACTCCATTAGATACTTTAAATAGTCGAGTGCTACTTGCTCATCCATATTGCCACTGTCCCCATCGTGACGAAAAGCGACATAAAAACTAGTCCCGCCAGCAATACTAACGGAATAACCCACAATACGGTCATCCCCGTGAGGAGATAGGCCAGTAGTTTCTGTGTCAAAGGCGAATGGTACGCCTGCTTCAATCTCGGGTAGACTTGGATGTACATATTCTTTTAAATCCTCTGGTAAGGGTACAGGTATGTCTAAACGAGACTGTACCATAGGGGCTGTTTTCTTAATGCCTTGTTTCCAAACTAGCATGTTATTCCTTTAAATTGTACACCGCCCGAGTTCTAAGCGGTGTTATGTTATTTACTTCTTCTTTTGGTTGCGCTCTACGCGCTCCCAGTATTCATCCCACGCTTCGTCTTGGTACATAGTCTCGTTTCTTCCCCATGGAGTAAAGTTCATCTGCTGTGTAGTCTAATACATAGTCATCCCATTGTACTAGAAAAGGCGAAAAACTGAAAGTGTCTCTAAACTTCATACCGTCTGAGCGTAGGTAGTCATACTGTTTTGTCAGTATCTTATTCATTAGTACCTTACGCTGTGTTCCGTCTGTAAACGTCACGTATAGGTCAAACTGTACGCCGTGAAGTATCACTACCTCTGCTGAGAGTATCTCGGGCTCGTAGGCAATAATAGCGTCCTCAATACGTTCCTCATTACCCATGGCAATGACTAAGTAATGCATCGCCTTAAGCAAATCCTTTTGATTTAAGCCATCTTTCTTGCCGTAGCGCATAAGATACTTGATTGCGTTGTCAATCGCCGTGTTAGTGAGCGTTCCTCGCGCTTGGTAAACATCCAACGCCTGTACGTCATTATTCCTGTTCGTATAATGCTGGTCATACGTTCCGTCGATATAGCTACTTAAGTTTCCTAGGACACTGTCCTCATTAAATTTATAGTTTGGCACTTTTCTTACCCTCGTTAATAACGTCATCGTTAAAATCCATCATGTAGGCTAGTAACCATGCCATATATAACATGCCAAAACCAAGTAGTACCTCAAACATATCAATGTTTTCCATCTTATTCTCCTTCTATTTGTTATTCTAAATTGATGTCTGTTTAAAGTCGGTCATCGCGACTATGTGTTAGGTGAGAGTTTCTCGTACACCAGCACTCTCGAGCTGGCTAATAATAAGGAGGGAGACAATAAGGTATCTCCCACTTAGCGTACTGGCTTTATCGTACACGCCAAAGCCAAGGCGCATGAAAAGGGGAAAACATTAAGAAAACCCCCTGTACTCTACTGTACCCGCATATCGGAGCGGGTCTGCCGTCAACTTTGCTTATGCTCCTAAGAGTTAAAGTAAAGAGATTTAAATATACCCTAAATAAACACTTGGTGTAAGTTTATTTAAAGTTTTTTATGTGCAACACGTCCTTTTTCATCGCGCTCAAGTATCAAGCAACCACATGAACGTACTCTGCCACCCCGTAAGTCTGCTGTAGATACGACGTGCTTATTACCGCAACCACATAAGCAGTTCCACATAGCACGACGGTCTGCCTTACGCGACGGTGCGCGACTTATAACGGACAGCCTACCAAATTTCTGTTTTACTAAATCAACATACACAGGCATGTTATTTCTCCTTTCCACATATGAAATATTCGGGGCACTCTGTTTCGTCTAAAGAGTCCTCTAATACGCGACACCCTCTGCCCCTAGGCTCGTCCTCTAAGTCTGCCTCATAGAAACCATGGGTGCAGTCCTCACATATGTATCCGACCTCGAATACATCGTATAGATTAAATACGGGAGGGGTGTAATCCTCGCAGTCTTTATGATAGTCCTTAATAGACAGACGCTTGCCAGATTGCTCGTATTCTATTACATCTATACGTTGCTGATGGTGCTGACAGCTTATCTCAAGACACTCGTCCGCCTCGCAAAACGACCTACCACCATAAATATCATCTACCATCATTTTCCTTCTCCAGCTCCTCTTTCATGTACTTTAAATCGTGCAGTATCCAATGCTTAAGCATCCCCTTCGACCCTTCAATCGAGTATATACCCACCGTGCAGTACTCTTTATCCACAGTCTTGTTCTGACAGGAGAATTGCTCTATGGTCTCCATAGCGTCTGAGAATTTCTTAGTGAAGTTCTCCTCTAAGTCCATCAGCATAACATGTGCACTGTTACGATAGTACATCAACATAAACTCATGCTCCGGCTTCTTACGGAGTTGTGCATATATGGTTAGTGCCAATCCATTAATATCCTTAAAAGGCGCTTTAAATGACTCTCTGCCTTCTCTTTCTGAAAATATAAGCTGTGCTTTTTCCTTGCTAATGAGCATGTGTTTTCCCCTCAAGTTGGTTAAGTGCCATCTCCGCTGTCGTAGTGGCTCGTTCTGATAGTGCGTCGACAAACTTAGAGCGGTCGATGAGTACTCGGCTATCAAGGGAGGCATACAAAATCTGAGTTAGTATTAAACAGGCGGGGGCTAAGTGGGTTACAGCTAATCTAATCTGCTCCTCTGACCCCTTGCCATGCGCTACATCATTAAGTATATTAGATATATGCTCTTGTGCAGTTTGAGACACACCTAAGACAAACCTAAACGCGCTGTCATAGTCCAAACCGGACAAAACTTCCTCTGCTCCAAGGGCAAACCTCTGCAACGTCTCGGACGTCTCTGTTATGTACTCTAGTTCGGCGTCTGTATATTCTTCCATCATAGTGATTCGCTATTCTACATTAAATACACACATGGTGCATGGTTTTCATTTCTCTTCACTCAACAGGTAACTCAATCGGTCACGCAGTACGTCCAAATATGGACGCATCACGGCTAATTGAGATATCAACAGTCGTTTAGACTCTTCAGATAGCTCGTCCATTTCGGAGCTAGCTATAAAACTCTTCAGCTTACTTACTTTTTCACTCATCTGTTCGTATTCAATGAATACCTTAGTCGTTATTGCGTTCATCGTACGTCCTCCTTTGCTCTGTCTATTTGTGTTACTACTTCATCAATCCATACGTCTTTTTCATCGTACCCTTTGTCTAAGTAGTCCATTAATATTTCATCGGCTGTATCTCTGTCTACGAGGTAATCCGTAACTTCAGTTCCACCCACCCATACTGTATATTTCATATTAATTCTCCTCTTAATTGTTTTAACTCTTTTATTAAGTAATGTTTTTGCTCTTGATAGATGTGCAACTGTGAACATGCATATCTAACCCACGTTTTAGATAGTTTGTGATTATCTCTTTTTTCGTTCCAATCTGTCATTTTATTCCCCCCTATTAGTATTCGAATGTGTCTAAGGCTTGATTATTAGCCCCATCAAGATTTTGATAAAATTCTTCTTCAGTTTCCCAAACAGTAACCAAACCTTCGCCAATTATTAAAACACGATTATTATCGTTTACTTGAATTAGATAATTACCCCCGCCCGTTTCTATTCTTTTAGTGTCCATCTTATTTCTCCTCTTTTAATATTTCTTTATCAACAAAATCAATAGTGCCTCTAATCTCATCATTAACACTTTCGTAATGTTTGTTATCAATTAAATCCACAACCTTTACCCATCTCTCAGCTGTAGCCTCGTTATCCTCACGCTTTGTTACCGCTAAGTAATCCTCGTAAGTCCACGTAAATGTTAGTTCTCCACTCATCTTAGTTCTCCTCAGTCCACTTGATATCGGCGGGAATGTCCCAGTACACCGTGATTGTATCGCCTTCGTCGGGGTTTACGCGCAAAGTGTCACACACTTGTATCCAAATATCGGTTGTAATAAAATCTTCTCTATATAATAATAAATGTGCTACTTGTTGTTTGTTTTTCATTTAAAGCTCCTCGCTTAAGTAAGAGATGTCTACACCTCTTTTTTCTAGTTCAATTGATACTTCTCTTGGTAGGTATGGCACGCCGTCGTAATCTCTCAGTGCGCCGTCATCAAACCACAACCCGCCACCATGCTCGTCGCCTAGTTCATGGTGTTCAAAGTAGCCCGTCTTACCGTCGGTAGCTATGGCCACCTCGTAATTAGGTGTCTCGGTTATCTTATAATTAGTATGCATAAGTAGTCCTCGTTTTACTATTTAAATAGTTTGCGTACCACCTGTTTTTACGGGGTCTTTTTGACTCTGCATGCTTTCGTGCGTCCTCCAAAGGCTTTAAATCCATCCCAAAGTGGTGATACCCTCTTTCAATCGTGTCATAATAGTGGTCACTAGGCGCACTAATGATATTTCCGACACCCATCGTGTAAGTTAGCGCCGTACCGTGCTCAGTTTCAATCTCAGTTAAGTAATACATCGCATTTGTAGGGCGGGTTCCCTCATATCTATGTAACGCTTTCCAATCCTTGGCACTTGTAATCTCAAACACGCCCAATGACACGCTTGCACCGTCCTTTGGTACGATATCCGCGACACCGTTAAAGACTAACTGCCAATTAGGGAGTTCGATAGTGGCAATAGGCTCCGCCGAGGGTGTTCTATATTGCATCTGCTCTAAATCGAGGTTGCTACCGTAGGCTACGTATAAGTAGCCCTTCTTCACAATCTCTTCTGGAGTTAAATAAAATTGGTGTGGTTTTTTG